AGTGGGGTTGTGGAAGCGGGGAGTGCTGAAATTTTGGTATCTGCCATGATGTTTCCTTAAGGTTCAAACCAGCCAGCCACATTAAGCTGACCACTTGTTCGGGTAGCTGTCAGTGATCCAGCATTGTAAAAATTGAACGTCTGAAAGTACAAAAACGGCACTTGGATGTTGTCAAAAACAACACTCATGTTGGTTGCATTGTCTTTATAAACTATGCAATTTTGAACGATGTGATTTGCGCCATCGCCGTCAAAATACTCTGCATAATCTCCAGCACTTGCTGTTGACAACACGCAACTTGAGTCGATGACGACACCTGTCGCAAGGGGGCAAATGTAACCAGCACAATTGAATGTCTGACCCGGTGGACCCGGTAACGACCCTGTGGGTACGTTGGGGTACACAAGATAAATCATCTTGGCTTTTACGAGATTGCCGGTGTCGTAAATGTTACGGACTTCCGCAGTGTCTTCGTAAAAAGAACCAAGGTATACGTAGTGGTCAAATCCCGGAGGCGCTGGCAAAAGATAGTCGCCTTCTGTAATAGACCCAATTGTGCTTGCGGTAATTTGACTGGTGCTGTTTGCGGTGATAGTTGTCACCCGACCAGAAAAACCACCATTTTCAGAAATCACGAGAAGATCAGTTCCCGCTAAATTGTTGGTGGCACTCCAAGCATACGTTTGAGTCGATGTGACATAAATGCCCTCACCTGCGCGAGACAAGGGGATGTTTGACCCAGACACAACACCAGCCCTAAGAAATGGCATGATCTTCAAAGTCGCTGTTGCGTCACCGTCATTAGCGCAAGCAAAAATAGCGTACCAGTTTTCAAAAGTTGTTGCAGCCATTCCACCCAAATCTGTGGTCAAACTGGCCGTTTTATTAGCTGGCATTGCAAAAGTCGGAGCACGACCTTTGGTGTATTGCCCACGAAAACGAAAGCCGCCCATCGTGGCAAAATTGCGAAACACTTTCACCGACTGTGCGCCAGCGTAAACGACGGCATCGCGTGGACCTGCTGCAACAGTCAGCACCGCATCACTCAGGTCAATCTGAGTTCCCTCGCCAGCAGGCGTAACCTTGGCGTCAAAGTTGCCGCCACCATCCAACGAAGGGGTGGATGGACTTGCAACACGAGCCGCATCAAATCCACCAGATGTGGAGTAATCTGCCCGCGAAATCATCGTTTCGCGCAACTTGTCCTGCACAGATCGGGCGACTGCTCCTGCACCTGTTGGTGTAAATCCAACCCAGTCGGAACCATCATTGTCGGCCAAGTCTTCCACTGTGCCAACTTGACCGTTGAACCCAGTGAACGATACATCGGCAGCAGTAATGTCACCAGATTCAAGGATTCCGGGAATGTTGTCAAACGACCAAATTTGCACACTTGCCGAAGTTTCAAGCACAAATTTGTACCGGTCGTTTTGAGTCAACCAAATTTCGGAAGTTGTGCGACCAGCGGCATCGAGAACAATGGGGTTTGCGTTGGCAGTAGCACCCGATGCGCTGGTGTAAGTGGCAGCAGGAGTTGTGGTGCCTGCTGCGTAGCTGTACAGCTTGCCACCAGACAACGGGTTACCGTTGTTGTCAAAAAACTGCCAGCCTGCGCCAGCCAAAGAAGATATTTGCACAGCAGGCATTTGTTACTCCAAGAGGATCAAGCCGCCGTCCTCTTGCACGAGGTTGTCGCCTGATTCGGTGAGAAGGTTGCTTTGCGCCTGTTCGCTGCCGCGACCACCGAACAGCGAAATAATGCCACCCAGTCCAATGCCAACAGCGTTGCGAACAGCAAGGAAGCTCATTTTGTGTTCATCGGCTTGCAGTACACCGTGCCACCAGAGGAAATCTGGATGGCGCTCACTCGCCACAAACCGCTGGTACCGGTGGGCACTTTGAACGGAATAGGTGTGAATGCGGGAATCGGTGTGCTGGCGGTCGTCGCCACAGCGCCTTCACCCACTTCAACATAGCAGGGTTCTGTGGACCAAACCACAACACCTTCGGGACCAGCGGGCCAGCCAGATGTGTTGGCCGCTGTGCCTGTGAATGCAGCAGTTTGAGCCGGAAAGTTGGCTTTGGCGAGGGGGTTGAGAAGTTCCATGATGGCTCCTTATGCCAGAAATTTTAACTTGTAAATGGCCGACAGGTAAACAGCAATGATTTCGTCAATGATGTTCTGCAAAGTGGTGTCGGTTTTGCCACAGACCTTGTACCGGTTTTCCTCGATGTACGCCAGCGAGTCCTCCAAGAACGGCAAGATTGCACCGTCCTTGCGGGCCGACTTCAGCGAGATGGGGCCAATTAAACCATGACGGCCTTGGTACGCCTCGGCAAACTTGTCGGCAGCGTCCAGCACATCCTCGTAGAAGTGCCGCAGCGCCTTGTGTTTGGAGTAGGACCGGGTGTTGAGGTGGACGGAATGGGCTACATCCCGCGCCAAGAACAACTCACCCATGAAATCAGCGCAACTCATTACATCATCCCTTCAGGTGGCATTTGACCCTGATCGGGGGCCATTTGGGGCTGCTGCATCTCAGGCATCTGCATCTCAGGCATCTGCGGTGCACCACCAACCAGATCGCCAGTGTCCATCGCTGCGGCAATTGTGCCCATCACGATGTCCTGAATCTGCTCGGGCGACATACCGGCCTGCACGGTGCTGATACGCTGCGTTTCGGCCTGATATGCTTTGATGTCAGCTTCAAACTGCTTGATCTGCATCTCGCGGGCTTCCATGCTCTGGTTGACGTTTTGCAACATTTGGAACATGTTTTCCATCTCAGCGGCCATTGCCTCCATCTGCTGGTTGGCAGCGGCCAAGGCTGGATCGTCTTCGTCGGCCAGCACTTTGGGGTCGATGGTTTTCTTAAACCGCTTGGCAAGGTCTTGGGCACCGGGCCAGTCCATGTTCTTGACGAACAGGTCGCCAGCCACTTGCCACAACTGTGGGTTGCCTTGCAGCAACTGGGCCATGCTCTCCAAAGCCTCTTGACGCTTGGTAGCGTAGCCGGGACCGGTGATCACGCGCACATCGTACTTGCCGACAGACGGGTTGTAGATTTTCTCGATCAGCACGCCCTCTTGGTCCACGATCCGCTTCACCGGTTCTTCCTGCATCGGGTTCATCTTGACGGTCGATGGCTCACCATCTTCGCCAATGATGCGGGCAATGCGCTCGGTGTCGTAAATCTTGGGGATCAGGTCCACGAGTTGACGACCAATGTGACGGATCGCACGGGCCAAGTTGTCAACGTAGTGGTAGGTGCCGATGTCGCCCTCGCGCTGGCGGGCCAAGATGGCTTTGCCAGAACGCTCGTTGCTGGTCATGCCCAGCGAAGCGTTGTACTGACCGGTGGCCGACTTGATGTCCTCGGCAGCACCCGCCTTGGCTTGCAGCAGGCCGCTGGAGGCCATTGGAGGCTGTGCCCGCTGGGGTAGTGGCAACACCGCGCCTTGGCCGTCTGTAACGTCTGGATTGACCTCCAGATAGGGCCAGTTGTTCGTGTTGGCAGTCTTCCACTGCTGCTCGTAACCTTCAAACTGACCACCGTACCCGATGAACGGGGCTTTGGGGGCCAGCGCCAGCATCTCAGCTTCCTGCGACACCCAGTAGTTGTACATGCGCTGGGCATCCTTGGCGTTGCGCACCAAGCCCGACACGTACATCTGGCCGTCAACCTCGAATTCGTTGCCGACCACGCGCACCACGGGGATGTAGGCACCAGCCCACTCGCGTTCTTCGAGGATGTCGTAGCCGTTGATCTTGCACCACTTGACCTTTTTGCGGTCGGCTTCGCGGGTGCGGATCGGCTTGCCGAACATCATGCGCAGAGCCTTGTCCTCGGGTGTGCCCGTGAACGCAGTCTGGTTGCCGGGGTACAGGTTGAGCGTCTGCTTTTCGTACTCGATGTAGAAGTACTCGGCGATGCGGACAGTGTTTTCACCGATCCATTGGGCGATGGACTGATCGCCCACGCCAAGGCTCATGAGGGTGCTGATGGGCGCTGCATCGGGGTACAGACGCTCGTACTCAGCTTTGGTCAGGTCTTCCGTGACGAAGCACCAGCGGGCGTCTGCGCCCGTGGGGTCTTGGATCATGGGGTCCATGTAGACGCTGAAGCTGTTGCGGATGCGCCCGATCTTGATGTCCTGATCGAACGTCTTCTCGTCACAGTACTCCGTCAGCAGACGGATGTAGCCTTCGCCATAGGACACTTGATTTTCGCAAGCAGTGTCGTAGGCCACGTCAGCATCGGAGATGTACTCGATGTGGCGAATTACGCCATTGAACACGTCTGCCACGTCAACATCGGCCTTGTCGTCAGCCGGGATCACTTTGATGCCGGGACGGTTCATGCGCTGCTCGTTCGTCACTTGGTGAACGTGCTGCGGCAGCTTGTTGATGGTCAGGCACGGGCGGGCGTTGATTGTCTGACCCTGCACGGCACCACGAGTCTGGAGCACGTCAGCAGGCCACTGCCACTGGTTGTCCGGGGAGCCTGCGTAGAACCGCAGATCGTCAAGTTCGTCTTCCCGAGTCTGGGAAAACGCCGCCATCGCCATCTTCATGCGTGAACGGGCAACGGTCAGAATATCCTCGGAACCGCCTTTTGACGGGTTCGGTCCGTTTTTTGCCACATTTGCTGCGGCTACGATTCCGGTGGTGTCTTTCATGCGTCAAATACTCCGAGGGTGTGTGATTCCCTCATGACCAGAAGGTTGTCACCTTCCCATTTTAAGTCCTGACCGATGGAATCACCAAATAGCACCTTGTCGCCGACTTTCACGTCTTTGGCGTCAGGGCCAGCGGAGATTACCACACCTGTGCCTGTTTGTTTCTGCTTCAGGAGGATGAAAAGTTCGTGTTTCTCCATGTCTGGGCGCACGATCAGGCAGTCTTGCAGGGCTTGAATGGTCATTTTTTGGGCTTCATTGTTGGTTTTTTGGCAGCTTCGCGCTTGACTGAGTAGGCAATCGCCACGGCCTGCTTTACGGGTTTACCCGCAGACACTTCGGCCTTGACGTTCTTGCGAAATGCCTCTTTTGAGGGTGATTTGACGAGTGGCATCACTTGGCCTTTTTGGCAGGTTTGGCAGTCTTGGCCGACTCTTTGAAGTCCTTGGCCGTGGGCGCGCCAGCAGCGCCGGGTTTGCGCATCTTCTCGCCAGAGCCAGCCGCGATGCGGGCGCGTTTGGCGTTGATGTTTGCGTAGAGTCCGGGTTTTGTAGCCATGATCAGCACTTCCATCGTTTGAGTGATGCCTTGGCCCGTTCTGCTGGGCCTTTGGCGTTTTTGACAACCCCTTCCATGCGGGCACAGAACGAGTCTTTGCGGCCTTGATCGGCCTTTGTCTTGGGGCTGGGCGCGGGGGCTTTGAGATTGGAGCCAGTCTCGCGGTTGTATTTGGCGCGGCCCTTTTCAGTCAGGCCAGCACCCTTGGATGCGGGCAGCTTCTCGCCGCGACCGACACTCAGAGACACGCTTTTCTTGGTAGCCATCACGAACCCATCCATGAAGTTGTGGCTGCACCGTTTTGAGCGTTGCGCCGGGTGATTGTGCGGTCATTGTACTCCCGATGTGCCACAGGGTACGCGAAGGTCACGGCGATGGCGTCAGCCGCATCGGGGGACGCTTGTCCACGGGCTTTCATTTCCTTCTTGCCCTCCAAAAAGATGGTGCCAGCCGAGTTGGGTTTCTTCATCGGGCCGATCAGGTCGCTCTTGAGCAGCCTGTCCTGCGGGATGCTGGCAGTCTTGAGCCAGTCGCGCATCGCACCCCAAATCTCAGCCCGCTTGTTGCCCCACATGGTCGGGTTCTTGGCCTTCCAGCCGAAGTTGACCCCGCGCACTTTGTACTTCTGCTCGGTCAATCTGTCAAGGATGCCGTACCCGAGGCCACCCTCGTCGATCACGGTCAGTGCTGGCCGGTACTCCTCGATGGCGTCGATGACGTGGCCCACAGTGGTCATGGTGTCGTCACCCCTGAACCGCTTGATCGCCACGATGTCACGCCCTTGGCGCACGGCGATCACGGTGCTGTCCATGCCGCCCCGGGCCGGGTCCACGCCCACGACGATGGGTGCGGTCATGTCCTTGTGCAGTTGCCGCTTCATGGCGTCATCGACAAGGTGCGGTGCGATGAACTGGTCTTGGCCGCTCTTGGGGAAGTCACCATAGACCTCGACCCGGGCCTCGTCCGAGTCCTCACCGTACTCGTTGATGATCTGCTGGTAGATGGTCTTGTCGGTGCCCTCGACTGTGCGGGCGTCGATCTTCTCACTCTCCCAGAACTCTCGCTTCGACCCGTCCACGGCCTCGTAGAAGTACCCGGTGTTGCGCCGTCCGTTGCTGAACGCGAACCAGTACCGGTCCAAGATGTTCTCGGTAAAGAAGCCCGCAGCCACGGACCAGATGCTGTCCGGGATACCGCTGGCCTCGTCAAAGATCACCATCATGCCGTCCATGTTGTGGACACCGGCGTAGGCGTCAGGGTTCTCCTCTGACCACAGCTTACCTTCAGCACCCCAGTACCGGGTGCCTTTGCGCAGGTCACGCTCGACCAGTTCGGTCAACCAGTTGGCCGGGTTCAGGCTCGTGGCCGTGGGTTCCCACCAGTGGGCATTGATCGCCATCGTGACCCACTTGGTCAACTCACCCCACGTCACCTTGCGCAACTGGTTCTCGCTGTTAGCCGACACGATGACGGAGCTACCTATCCGAGTGGACAGCATCCACAGGATCAACCAGCTAACCAGTGCCGACTTGCCCACACCACGACCAGACGACACAGCCCTGCGCAGCGCGTCGATCAACTGGTCGTTGGTCAGTTTGCCCCGGTTTTCTTTGATGAAGTCCCGTATCCTGCGCAGTGCTCTACGCTGCCACGCACGAGGGGCTTTGAAGTGTTCGAGGGGTGTGTTCTTCTGCCCCCAAGGGAACACAAAGAGCACAAACGCCTCGGGGTCGTCCTTGATAGACGGACTCCAAAGCTGGGCCATGAGCGTTTGCTCATCTTCTGGGCTGTACCGGGGCTTCTGCATCAGTTGTTCTCCAACCTTGGTGTTACGTCAATCACCTCACCCTCAATCACTCTAGCCTGTGCCTGCGCCAGCGCCTCGGTGATAGAGATGGTGCCACCCAGTTCAATTTGTTTTGTCTCGCCGTAGCGTTTGCGGTTGTGCGCACCCATGAGCCACTTGCGCGTGTCGATGCGCAACTTGTCCCGGTTCACCGTATCGTTCGAGTTGGCGTCGATGGACTCGACCCCATCGGCAATCTCTAGGATTTCTCCGGCCAAGAACTCAGTGCGCATCTCCTGCGCTTCCTTGAACCGTTCATGGCGAACGGGGTCACGCTTGACCCAGCGCAGGAAGTCCTCATACGAGATGGCCCTGTGGTCATCCTCAATCAGCGATTGCAGGGACCGGCCCCGGTAGATGTCCTCCACGATGCGCTCAAATATCTGCTCATATTCGACATGCAGCAACGCCCTTGCAGCCTTCGAGGTTCTGAGGGGTTCTGGGTCAGGCACGGTCAGCCAGTTTGGCAGTTGGTTTTCACTGGCGACAGCCGTGCCTACGAACGAGGTGTTCTCTTGTTTCATAGTGTCCTCAGTGTACTACGGTATGTTCATGGTGTCTAGAGAACCCATTGGGTTTTTGATTTTCTAAAAAATTTTCACGGAGTTCGTGATGCCTACGTAGCCGGACCATCGACCCCGCTGGCCCTACCCCCTCCCCCCGGATCAAGCGCACCCCTGCACCCAGTGGGTCAGCACCCTGACGCACCAGTCACCCAATGGGAACAGCTACCCAATGGGGTAAATAACCCAGTGGGTCAGGGGTTCAGGGGGTCAACCCAATGGGCCAATGGACAAACCCAACGGGTCAAGAGTCATGACCCAACGGGTCGGGGAATTCCCTGAAGTCATGACCCAACGGGTCAAAACAAGACGATTTGGGGGCCGTGGTGACACTTTCGCCTTTCGCGCAGGCAAGGCGAAAATAAGAGACTTTTTTAAAAGCACTAGAAATCCGAGATTCTCAAAACCTACCCCCTGAGATAAAAGGGCACTTTGTCACCACTGATAAAAGTGCTTACCCAATGGGTGTAAATCCATACAGCATCCTAAAACGCGCCAGAAAGCCCGTAGACGCAAAAAGCCCCGAACAGATACTTACCCCTTCGAGAAAGTTATCCACACTGCTAGTAGTAGTTACCCACTGGGTCAACTCTTATATAAGACTAAGAACCTGTGGATAACTTGACCCAGTGGGTCATAAATAGATTGATAAATAGTTGTTGACCCAGTGGGTTTTTAGTGTGTTAGAATTTCAATCATGGCAAAGTCGCCATGTAACCGTAAGAGTAATCACCATGCAATCACTGCCCACCGCCCTGACAACCGCCCAACTCGAAGGCATCCTTGCAAGCCTCGCCGCACTGCCTAGCGCAACCGTGAACCGTCACCCCGACATCATCACCGTGACTGCAACCAAGAAGAAGACGGGCGAGACTGTCAAGGTCTTGAGCGCCGCAACATCGAACGGCACCCAATGGCACGTCATGACAGTGCCCGGTTTGGTTTCTGCAACTTTCACCAACTAAGGGGCAAACCATGAACCGCCACGCCCTGCACTATCTCGATTTGCACCCCGAACCCGTGGACACCCGCGAACCTTCCCCGCTGATGATTTGGGCGGGCGCAGCCTTCGCACTGGGTGCCCTGTACCTGTTGACCGTGTTTCTCTTTTCCCTGTAACCCGTAACCTTTAAGGACTTTTCACCATGACAATCGCAACCCTTGACACAATCGAAGCACTCGAAGCCCTGCCCGTCAAAATCGACTATGTGGCCGAAGTTCCCAGCAAGTGGGACGACTCGCAAAAAACCACCGTTGACCAATGGCGCGTGACTCTTTCGAGTAAAGCCGGTTTCCACTCTTTCGACTACTTCACCGGTTTGGGACTTCGCACCCGGACATATTTCGGATATGGGCGCAAATGGGACGCCGTGAAGAAAAAGCACTACGACGACAAACCCAAAACCCCAAAAGTTGCCGACGTGCTGCATTCGCTGATCATGGACTCAAGCGCAGCGGATGAAAACTTTCACGACTGGTGCGCAAATTACGGTTATTCGGACGATTCGATAAAAGCCATGAACACCTATAAAGCGTGTTTGGAAATTGCCGTGGCACTGCGCAAACACTTTTCACCTGACACCCTGCGCCAAGTGCGCGAACTGTTGCAAGACTATTGAGGAATTGACACCATGAAACACACTTTTAAATTGTCCATTGACTGCGCAAACGCCGCATTCTGCGAAGACGACACCCCGACACCAGAAAGCGCAGCCCCTGAACTGGCCCGCATTCTTCGCGTAATTGCTGACCGTATCGAGTCGGGCGACACCTTCGACACTTTCCGCAACTGCCACGACATCAACGGCAACACCGTGGGCACTTTCGCCCTCAAATCGGAGCAATAAACCATGACCACAGAAACAACTTTCCCCCAGTTCGACAAATACGCCTGCGAAGGGGACCGCATCGAGTGGACCCGCGAAGGGTTTGATTTTGTCGCCCGGTTGCAGCATGACACCGACACAAAACCCACGGACTTCGATTGTTATGACGCCGAAGACATGACCCGCTGGAAAAATGACGAATGGTTTTATGTGGGCGTGGTGTTGTCCGTGTCCCGTAACGGTGTTGAACTGTCGGACCATGCCGCCAGTCTGTGGGGTATCGACTGCAACTTTTCCGACACGTCAAACGCCTATTTGTCCGAAGTGGCGCAAGAACTCGAAGCCGAAGCACTGGACACCGCCCGGGCCGAAGTGGTCCGCATCAAACAAGCACTGGAAGCCTGAACCATGAACACGCAACAACTGACCACCGAAGAACAAGAACGCGCCGCCTATATGGCGGGCGACACCCGGGCCGCTGAACTACTGGCCCAAATTGCGCAACTCGAAGCCGAACGGGACGCACTGGCCGAAGAACTGGAGAAAGTGAAAGACGAAGCCGCTGATTATTCGCTGGCCCGCTGGGAGAACGAAAACGGAAACCCGGACGACTTCAAAGAATTCTTTTATGACTGTTTCGCACGACTGGCGGGCCATTACCCCGCCCCCGACATTTCAAGCGACTATGACAAGTCCGTGATTTTTTCGGCCATTGAAAAGGGCGAAGAACTGGACGCGAACGGGGGTGCAGCATGACACCCGAACAACAAGCCGCCCGCATTCTCGAATTAGAAAGCCAACTCGAAGACGCACGGGATACGCTTTATCAGTGTCTCCCGTTTTTTGAAGACTGGAAGGACGAAGACGGGGTTTACAAACCCAACACAATGGCCTTCATGATTCGATTGATTCGGCGAACCGTGGGAGAAGCCCCCGAATGATTACCGCCCTACTTGTTGCCGTGGGGGTTGCCGTGCTACTCCCAGCCATTGAACGGTTTTTAGACCTTTGAACCCGTAACCCCAGCCCCTAGGATCAAACCTAGGGGCATTTTTTGACCCTAACCCATAGGACACCCCCAGCCATGAACGAAACCCCCTTAAAACAACCCAAAACCCCGGCCCCCGGTACCGTGGCCGAACGGGTCCGGCAAACCGTGGACCGCCTGAACCTTGACGAAGCCCGGGCCGCTGAATACTTCGGCGTTCCCGTGTTCACCGTTCGTAAGTGGTGCACCGGTGAACGTGAACCGGGCGCAGCCGTGGCCCGTCTGCTTGACGTGTTGGGACTTGTCGAAGCTATGGCCCCTGCCCTGCACGGTTCTTTTTTGCCGCCCGTGAGCACGACACCCCCGCGCAAGCGTGGCCGGGTGAAGAATTTGGCTGGAGAAATCGGTCATGTCGAAAAATCCGGTTCCACCGGCTCAACCGATTCGATTGACAATTCGGTCATGTCGAAAAATCCCGTTTGAAGGAGTCAACCATGAACGCACTTGAACACTATGACCGCCTCTATGGTGACTTGGGCCTGAACCCCCAAGACGCTGCCCGATTCGTGTTTGTCTCGGGCTGGAACAGCGCAATGGAAGAAGCCATGAAGCGCGTCAACGCCATGCCCTTTGGCAATGACACCCGGGCATCCTTTGCCATCTATTTCCAGCAGATGATGGTGGTCGACCCTTCAAACATTCAGGAGAAGATGCAATGAACATCGTGATCTACACCAAGACCAACTGTCCCAACTGCACCACGGCCAAGCGATTGCTGGACAGCAAGGGGATCGGGTACACGGAGATCGAATCCATGCCCGACATACTGGAGATGGTAAGGCACC